AAGCGGAACTCTGTCTGTAGCATCTCATTTGCTTGGCAGTCATCTTGAGCAAAATGGTGCAACAGATGAGCAAATTGTTGAAATCTTACAGAACTTATCAGAAAAAGAGAAAGAGGAAATGGTTGACACTCTTGTTGACGAGGGTGTTCTGAATATAGAAGAAACAGAGGAGCAACACTTTGAAAAAACTGTTAGCAGTGTTGCTGAATCTTTGCTGCAATCAGGTAAATTCAAGAACAAAGAATCTGCAGATAAAGCAGTTAGACTTGGTGCAACAATGCTTGAAAGCATGAGTAAAAAGACTGGAAAATCTCTTGATGAGCTAATCCAAGAAGATATGGCAGAAATAGAAGAGATTGATGAATCTGCTTATGCAGATGAAAATGGTAGGCTTTATGCAAGCATTGATAACAGTCCAATGACAATTGGAGATAAGGTTAATGCTCTATTAGATGAGTATGATGCTCTTGGGGATGAATATGATGACATTGACGATATAAACAATAGAATCAAAGAGATTCAGGTTCTTGAAGATATTAGTAAAGGCGAAACATTGCCGATTGAAGATATTGAGTTTGCCAATGATTTAATAGCAAAATATGAAGAGGCAGGAGATGTTGAATTTGCCAATACAGTAAGAAATGCATTGAATAATGAGAATAAAGAAGTTCATTTCCAAAGAGCAGACTTTGCAGGTGCTGAAAGAGATGAGCTGATTGATGCTGCAAAAGAATGGAAAGAAAAAGGAACTGAATCAAAGTATTTCAAGAATTGGTTTGGAGATTCAAAAGTTGTTGATGAAAATGGAAAACCATTGGTAGTTTATCATGGAACTTTAGAAAAATTTGATAGCTTTGATAAAGACACCGTAGGTAATAGATATAGTTATGATAGTAGAGGTTTCTTCTTTACAACTTCATTAAATATTGCAAACGACTATGCAACATCAGATTATGATAGTTCAAGAAAAGGAGATGTTCTACCTGTATATATTGCAGCTAAAAATCCTCTTGTAATTGATAGTAATTTTGTTGCAAAAGAGGGAATGAGAGGAATATTCAAACAAGAGGATAGTATATCTTTTTGGGATAATTATCAAGATTTCTGCTTGGAAACATTCGACAATGGCAACTATGATGCAATCATCATTGATGATGGAGATACAAAAATGGTTGTTGCTTTTGAGCCTGAACAAATTAAATCTGTTAATAACAGTGGAACTTTTGATGCTGAAAATCCTAATATATATTTTCAAGCTGCATATCATGGAACTCCGCACAGGTTTGATGAGTTCTCTCTTGATGCAATTGGAACTGGAGAGGGTGCTCAAGCTCATGGATGGGGATTGTATTTTGCTGCTGATAAAAATGTTTCAGAAGAATATAGACGAAAATTATCAGGCGATAAAGTTTTTTACGATGGGCAGGAACTAGAAAAAGCCTATGTTTATACCTATAGAATTGATAGAGGAATTGATAACAAAGAAACTAATCGGTATTTGCAAGATTTAAGATTTGTTATTGATAGAATGTCAGAAATCCAAGCAGAAAAAAAACTTTCTACATTGGAAGATGCAAGGCAAGAATTTATAAAAGATTATGAATCAAAAAATAAACTTCTAGCATTTCAAAAAAAACTTATAGAAATTGCCAAAAATATTGATACATCAAAAATAGAAATACAAAAAGGGCAATTGTTTGAGGTTGATATTCCTGAGGATGATGCACTACTTGATGAGAATAAATCAATTGATGAACAACCTCAAATAGTCAAAAAAGCAATTCAGCAGTATTTTAACAATGCTCCTGAAAATGAATTAAAACAAGTTTTAGAATTTTTAGGCATAAAAACAGGAAAAGATTTTTATAATATTGTCGCAAGGAATGAATTTGACAGGTTTGAGAATGGTAATATTGAGAATGATATTATACCATCTTCTTGGGATAATTTAGGCAAATATAAATATGAATTAGCATCAAAAAGATTAAATCAGTTAGGCATTAAAGGCATAACTTATGACGGCAAGCGAGATGGTAAGTGTTATGTAATATTTGACGATAAGGCTATTGAGATTACACAGGCTTATTATCAGAAAAAAGGACAAGGATTGATGGATTCATTTAAAAATGCAATTATCAATATTGTCAAAAAGATAGAGGATGCGGATGAAAATATCTTCACAGTTTCTGAGATGTTGCCTCATATTCCTATGTTTGATAGCATTCAAGATTTCTTTGCTGATATTCATGATGTAAAAATAGAACTTGTTTCTGATTCTGAATATAAAAATGGTAAATATATTCCTGAATTGGATTCAGTTAAAATCAATAAAGATTCTTTGAAAATTGCTAATATGCCAATCGGCAGAATTGAAACTTTGTTACACGAATTACAACACGCAAAACAGAAAAGAATCTATGACAAATATCAAGCTCTATTGACAAATAAGAGCAAACTTTCTGCTGCGGAAATTTCAGAGTATGAAACTTATTGCACAAATTATGTGGACACAGGAAAAGCCAATAGAGAAAAAGAGGAATTTGCTAGAAAGCATCGAAGAGAACTTGATAAAATAAAGAGATTGAGAAGTAGGCTAAATGATTATGAGTTCAGACTTGAACTTTTAAGAAATAAAAACTTGACCGAAATTGACAATCAAAGGAGAGAATTATACAATAAATACAAAAATTCATTCGGAGAAGTTGATGCAAGAGAAACTGCAAAACAACTAATCTACAGAATGGGATATGGAGAAATTTATGAGAACCAATACAGACAATTTGTTCAGCTGCAGCTACATCGAAGAACTGAATCAGCTAGAGGCAGAGGGTTATTCCCAAGAAGAGGCACTGGCAATGATGGAAGATTTGGAATCTCCAGAGGCACTGGAATGGAGTCGGAAACTCCTCGATATTTCCAAGAAGATAGAAACTCTCAAGAAACAGGGCTTAACTCAGCAACAAGCACTAGAGGAAATCAAACCTCTACTAAGCAAAGAAAAATCTTTATAGACAATGATAGAGCGGATATTATTTCCAACAGACTTGAAAAAGTTAAAGGAACATTTATCCCTGCAGAAAATTTAATTGCTCTATTTAAAGATTCTGATGAATCAACAATTATTCACGAGTTTGCACATTGGTGGTTAGACAAACTCGTTAAGTATGCTGCAGAAAATGAAGAGATACAAGATGATTTAAACGAGATTAGAAAGTTTGTGAGAAACAACGGAGAGCCGTTCACATCAGACCAACATGAGAGGTTTGCTCGTGGATTTGAGGCTTATATGAGGACTGGCTCTGCTAGAACAAATCGACTCAAAAAACTTTTTGAGGATTTCAAGAATGCTCTATTATCTTTGTACGACAGTATTAAAGAGCTTGGATTTGAAGAGGATGAGATTCCGCAAATCAATAATCTTTTTGAGAGATTATTGACTACAGAGAATCAAAGGATTCAGGCTGCAGTTTTTGACAGATGCAATTCTATCAATGCTCAGATTCAAGAGATTAGAGATAACCAAGAAAAAGAGTTTGCAGAAATTGAAGAGATTGAAAGAAACAACCTTGAAAGAAATCTCAGAGATAATAAAAGAAATCAGCAAATAAAAGAATATTTAAGGCTTGCACAAAAAGCAGCAAGTAGAGTTCCGAAAGGTGTAAGAGAATATCAAGAAAGATACAGAAATGCAACATTCCAAATCTTGGAAGTTGCAACAGGTTATAAAAGACAATTTATTGCAAATCCAAAAAACTGGGAAATTATTGAACAGAAAATTGCTGACCTCGATGACCAAATAACCACTCAAGACGGAATGCAAGCAAATTGGAGAGAGTTCTACACTGACACAGGTGTGAGCTATGATAATGACGAAGTTGGCGGAGATTATGAATTAGCACAACAAGCATTCAAAACTCTAACCTCAGGCAATTATTCTCCAATGAATATGGAAGAGGAAGAAATCGGCAGATTCTTTGGAATGTTTGATTACCTTGAGGGGAAAGTTATGGCTCTTAAGGGGGAAAACAAAAGTGCTGCTTATGAGGCTCTCTGTTCTTTATTCAATGATATTCCAACAATGCCTGATGAGGCTATGCAGGAATTGGTTGACAAGTTACAATCAGTAGGAGAAAAATTCCTTGACCAAAAATCAATGGAAAAAAATCCTGCATTAGGCATTCCGAATGTTTCACTATCTGTTCAATTCAGAACTTATGTAACATCTAAGCTGCATAACATGAAAGCCTATGACCCTGAATCGAAAAGAGTCATCCGCTTATCACAAGTGAATAGATTATACACATTACTCAAGTTTTCAAACTCAGTTGCTGAAACAAAACAAATTATCAGAACTATTAACAATCACGCAATTGAGCAATTAGAAAACAGACAAAAATTCATTCTACATAAGGAGATACAAAAACAAGTAAGAATCAACTCAAAACTTATAAAAGTAGGAGCATTAAAGAGAGGCAAGTTCGATTGGAAAACAAATACTGTATTTTCTGAGCTGCAAGACTTGAACAGATTATCTTTAGAGGCTGCACAAAAAGAGTATCAAAGACTAATCAATGCAGATGCAGCTCCATTAGGAGAAGAAAGAGAATCTATCGAACAAAATCCTGCCGCAAGTTTATCAGCTCCTACAGAGTTTCAAGCAATATTAAAAACAAAATTCCTTGAGTATAAATCAAACCGAGTAAGAGATTTAAACCTTGCTGCAACTCGTTCACTCTTGGAAGATATTATGGAGCTTAAATTTGAGGGCAGACGTGCGAAAAACAAAGAAGAGTTAAAGAAAGCATTATCAAGATATGATTATGAAACAGACCTTGTTAGAGTTGCATACCTTAACAAGAACGATAAATTTGCAAACTATCTAACAAAATGGACTGCAGGAGATACTATATTTACCTCTGAGGGAACTCTTGCAAACTGGGAAAGCCTTTTGAATCATATCTTTGACAAAAACACTGCTCAGAAATATTCTCTGCTTAAAACAGAGGCTGATGTTGAAGTGTATGCTCACAAAAAATGTTTAGAGTTTTATAGCAAAGCTCTTGATATTTATGGGTTACGCAACAAAGACTCTTCGAGCAAAGGTAAGTTAAAAGACTTGTATGACAGAGCTTTGGATTTTGATAATACTCAGCCAATCATCAAGCTATTCCAAGAATATGAGAATGAGGGGCATACATATAAATTCAAGCAAAATACATATAATAAAGACACAAATGATTTTGTAGAAACAAGCATTGACCTAACTCACTCTCAATTGATTACTCTATATGCTTGGTCATTAAACCCTGAGCTTAAAAAGAGAATTATTGTTCAATTTATCGGAGAGCCTGAGGACAATGACTATACTGAATATGAAGAAATCTTGAATAATATAATGTTCTCTAAATTATCTAATCAGGATAAAGAATTTGCTCAGGCAATGATTGATATTTGCGATAGTATGTATAACGATACAAACGAGGTATTCATCAGAACAACTGGATTGTCATTGCCAAGAGTTGAGAATTATATTCCATCCAAGACAGAGAGAATCGGTTCTGACCTTGATATGTTACACGAAAATGTTTTGAGGTCAACAAATCCATCTTTCATTAAACAAAGAAAAACTTGCAGACGGATTAAGATGGAGCCAGTTTCTCCGCTTGAGATAATATTGCCACATATCAACAAGACTTCTCGTTACATCGTGATGTCTGAAAAGGTAAATTTCTACAACAGGATTTTTCAATCTCCTGATGTTAAAGCTGCAATATTGGATATTTACGGCAAGAAGTCAGGCACAAAAATCTATAGAATATTATTGAATCAACTTGCAACATCAACCTACGAGAACTATGCAAGAGCAATAACTGTTGGAAAGAACTTAATGGACACCATTGCAAGTAACTACATCACTTCTCGCATTGGTGGGAATATAAAAGTATTCTTATCGCAGTTGACCTCTGTAATAAACTATTCTGAAAATATGCCAGTTTGGGATTGGGCAAAAGGATTCAAGGATGCTCTTGCTCATCCTAAGGAAACAGTTGATTTCATGTTCAATAATTGTGAATACTTACAAGCACGATTAGCAGGAAACTCTCAAAATGAGATTATTGCAACTCTTACGAATGAGGCGGACAAGATGAGAAGTTGGAGAAACTTCTGCACTGCCAACACTAAGTATGGGGATATAATTGCGATTATGTTTGGCGGTAAGCCTTATGTTGATTACCTTATGAAGAATGTCAAAACTAAAGATAAAAAAACTGGGGAAGTAAGGTTCTTAACAAAAGAGGAGGCTTTTGAGAGGTTTGTTGAATCAACTCTCCGCTCACAACAATCAGGACACAATTCTGCTACATCAGCTTGGCAAAAAGCAAAAGCACAAGATGCTCTTACTAGAATGATTTATGCATTCAATAATACCAATTTTCAATATGAGAGAAAGTTTATTGATGCATTGAGCAATTATCACAGAAAGCATATCACTCGCAAAGAGTTTGCAAAGGCATTTCTTATATATAAGATATTCAACCCTATTCTATTCTCTTCATTCTTAACCAACCTCTCAATACTTGTTCTGCTACAGAATATGTTTGGGGGTGGGGATGATGACCCACTTAAAACATTTGGACTTGATGCAATATCTTCAATTGCATTGTCGAACTGGAAAGCATACGGATTTTTAGGGATAATCGCAAACTCTCTTGTCAGTGCAGCTTGTATTGCAGTAAGTGGAGATAAGTTCTTTGAATCAAAACTGCCATTGATTTCCGACTTTGAGATGTCTATCCAAAAACTAATCAAAGGCAATAAACTTGAAACATCAGATTATATCGAAATGATTGCAGGTGCTGCAGATTATACAACAGGGGTGGCAGCAACTAGAATCTACAACTCTCTCGGTGGTGTCGGAGATATAGCTCAGGGCGAGTTTGGAAAAGGATTCTTGAGAATTTTAGGCTATGGAAATTACAGAGCCGAAGTTGCTACAACAGGTCAAGAGCCTAAGAAAAATAAAAGAAAATAAGGAGATAAAAATGACTATCGGACAAACTGAACCCGTAAACATTGTTTACGGAAACAATCTTGCGACTAAATTTGATTATGATTTTTACATTGAAACAGAGGAGCAGCTTATTGTAGAACACACAAACTTCTCAGGAGTAACAACTGTTTTGACCTATGGAGTTGATTATTCTATTGATGGCATCGGCAATGAGGATGGCGGTCAAATCAACTTCCCATTACAAGGGTCAACTTATCAAACTCTCGGATGGAATGAAAGCACAGACGAAAAAGAGATGCTTGTAATTTCTTTAAGTTTACCTTTTGAACAGGCTGCAGAATTTGACATCAGCGGAGATTTGAATAAAAAGAATCTTGAAAAAGCTCTTGATTATCAAATGAGATGCACTCAGATTCTTAATAGAAAAGTAGGCAGAGCAATTCTAGTTCAAGAGGGTGCGGATTCTAAACCTGAGGAACTTATTGCAAGTATTGAAGAGGCTCAAATCAATGCTCAGAACTTTGCACAAATTGCATCTAATAAAGCTGCTGCCGCAAACGCATCTGCAATTTCTGCAGGAGAAGAGGCTACAATAGCAACTCAACTTGCTGCAGAAGTTGCCGCAACTCATGAGCAAGCATTGACAGATATTGAGGATGCAAAGATTGCTGCTAAATTGGAAATGCAAAATCTTAAAGAAAACTCAATCGCTCAAATAAAAGCTCTTGACATCTTTGAACAAGATAACAGAATTTTTTACAGAGATGCAGACGGAGTTGTTCATGAGTTCAGAAATGATTTTGGCGGTATTCCACCAATGCCAGTGAAACACCAAGAAATTAAAAAAGTTGATGGTGGTTTTGAACTTACTTGGTCTGAGCCTGATGACAGTGTTTATAAAGATAATGTGTATTGTAAATGGGGTAATACTTTAATTTTAAGAAAACAAGGCTCTTACCCTGAGTCCCCTTTTGATGGAGAGGTTGTTGTTAATAATACAATCAGAAATCAATATGCAGAAACTCCATTCTTTGATGAGGTTGATACTTCAAAAGATTGGTATTATAGAGCTTTCCCTCGCTCTATCAATCTTGTATATTCTCAAGATAATCTTAATAAATTTGGTTTATGGGTTTATTCATTTACAAGAATAAAAACAGAAACTGTGCCATCAGAAAAGATTGTTTATAGAGGCACAAATGAACATTACGAAAAATCTTATATGGATTTTTCTTCAGATACCTTTAAATATGGAGATTGGAAAGACGCTCCATTCTTATTAAAAGATAGACTGGCTCCGTGTGTGGTTGGGTTTGATGGAGAAGTTAAATATTTCTTGAATCCTGATAATTACGCTTTAAAAGAAGATGGAACAGCTTCAGAAATTGCAGATACTTCAAAAGAGATTAACTGTTTTATGCGTTTTAAATTGCTCTTTAGGAGAAAAAGAAAAAATGCAAACGGAGATACTGAAGTTGATATTTCAAACGTAAGAATCAATGACGAGTATAAACCATATGGCGGATTTGTTAAAACAGATGGAACATTGAGAGAATATATTTATTTACCAATTTACAGGGGCTCGCTTGTGTCAGATAAGATTCGTTCAATGAGCGGAAACCTAACTCCAATCAGTAGCAAAACAGCAACTCAGGAGAGAGATTACTGCATTGCTAACGGAGCAGGGCACGATATGATAACTAAGGCTGACAGAGAAATGATTGAGGATTTAGCAATTTTAATGTTTAAAACTACTGATTTTCAATCAGCTCTCGGGCAGGGGAAATCTAACGGTGGCTCAGATGTTGGAGCTTGTCTTAAGTCAGGTACTATGGATAATAAAGGTTTATTCTATGGTTCTTCTTCTAATACTGTTGGTATTAAATTGTTTGGTATGGAAAATAGATATGCTTCTCAATGGGAAAGATATCTCGGGGAAGTTCTTGTTAATGGTGTAAGAAAAGTTAAGCTTACAGAAGGAACTCAAGACGGCTCAACTGTTACGGGATTTAATTTTACAGGAGAAGGATATATTTCATTAAATGAATTACCATCTCCTTCAGGTACTTCAGGCGGATATATCTCTCTATGTGAAACAGTTGATGATATAGGCACATTCCCTATTGTTGTTAGTGGCTCTTCCTCTACTAATGAGTGCGATGGTATGTGGTTTAATAATTCAGGTACTATGGTCGCTATTGGTGGTGCTAATTCGTCCGACGGTGCTATCTGTGGTCTGTTCGCCGTGGCTCTGGCCGACCCTGTGTCGGGTGCGGCCTGGCATATCGGCTCGTCCGTTTCTTACAAGCCTCTTTAGGGGGTCTGGGGGATTTACTCCCCCAGTGTAAGGCTAACTGGATTTTCAGGGGTTTGATTGTCGCTGGTCGCTATTGGTGGTGCTAATTCGAACAACGGTGCTATCTGTGGTCTGTTCGCCGTGAATCTGAACAACCCTGTGTCGAATGCGAACTGGAATATCGGCTCGTCCAATTCTTAAAATAAAAGATAAAGTTTTTCTAATGGCAATCTCTCTCCTTACCGCTTGGTAAAAATTAACCGAACAAGAGGCACAGTTTAGTAGCGAAAGTTTAAAACTTTGGGTGAAAGACAGTGAGGTATTTAAGAAACTTGAATGAAAACAGTAAAAGAACCTCTATTCGAAAAACTCATCAGTATTCCGAATTTAATATTAGCAGTTGAAAATTCAGCAAGGCACAAGCTCAAAAGAGCAAAAGTAAGAAAAGCTCTAGCACACAAAGAACAAATTGCATATAGACTTCATTATCTACTATCAACAGGTAAACTAACCCTACCACGTCATGTGGGAATACCAATAAATGATGGCATAGAAAGAAAGTCAAGAATTATTGTTAAGCCTCATTATTTATATGAACTCATTTTACAATGGGCAGTAATTCAGGTATTAAAACCGCATTTAATGAAAGGGATGTATAAATGGAGCTGCGGTTCTATCAGTAACAGAGGCGGAGTCTATGGCAAAAGATACCTTGAAAAATATATAAGAGAAAACCCCAAGAAAATAAAATATGCTGCAAAGTGTGATATTTACCATTTCTTTGAAAGTGTCAGTATTGAAAATCTAAAATATATTTTCAAAAAGATGATACGAGATAAGAAGATGCAGAAAGTAATCAATATGATACTTGACTGCAATCTGATTGAGTTCAATGGAGAATTAGTCGATATAGGATTGCCGATTGGGTTCTATACATCTCAATACTTTGCAAATTTTTATCTGCAGGTATTTGACCACTTTATAAAAGAAGAATTACACATCGAATGCTATGTCAGATATGTTGATGATTTTGTTTTCTTTGGAACAAATAAAAAAGAAATGCACAAGGCTCTTGAGCGAATATCGGAGTTCTTGAGCAAAATAGGTCTGAGATTAAAAGGTAACTATCAAATCTTTAGATTTGATTACATTGACAGAAAAACTGGCAAACGCAAAGGCAGATGCATTGATTTCATGGGGTTCAAATTCTATCGAGATAAAACAACAATTCGATGGAAAACTTTTATCAAATCAATGAGAAAGTTTAAAAAAGTTTCAAAATTAAAAATCATTGATATTCATTCAGCAAGGCAGGTGCTTTGTTATGTGGGGCAATACAAACATACAAACTCTTACAGGGTTTTTCAGGAAAAAGTTAAGCCTCTTGTGAATGTAGGTCAGTGCAAAAAGATTGTTAGCAATTATGACAAAAGGAGAAAAAAGAATGCTATTAAATTGGAAAAAAGCGGAGAGCTTAGTAAAACCTCTTGAAGTAGATTGTCTGCTATCTAATAGCGGTGTTTACTACAGAAAAAATATTACAGAGGAGCAGGTTGAAAACAATGGCGAAGTTTATACAAAGTTTGTTTATGATGAAGTTGTTTTGTCTAATGATTTCAGGTTTGACATTCTTGATACTGAGGAATATAAAGCAGCAATTCAAGAGAAGTTAAATCAAATCAATGGGCAGCTCCATATTACAAAATTGGATTTTTATAATAATTTCTGCAAGCCTGTTGGAATTAGTTATGAGGAGCTAGTAGGGAAAATTAAAGAACTTGGCATGCAGGCAGAATGGGAACTTTGCAACCATGTTTATTATGGAGTTATTTATCCATTCTTAACAACTCTGCCTCTCGGAAAAACTGAGAATGAGGTTATTGCAATCTTTGAAAAACTTTGCAAGGCAGAATAATGAAAATTACAGATTACTCAAGCAATGTTTCTTTTGGCTACAATAGTCCGCTTAAGACTTTATTCAAAAAGGGCAAGCTGCCTACTGTAACAAAAGGATTCTATGGTGGAACTCTGACAAATAAAACTGTTTCACTTGAGCATTTAATTCCGCATTCTCAAGGCGGTAAACCGACTTGTCAAATCTCGTATTGGCTACAAAAGAAAATAATAGCAGGCGGTCTAATTTGCCGATTAAGGACTTTATAAATATTGAACAGGTAAAAGAATACCTGAAACAATTTTCAGGGGTCTTAATTGGCAATCTTAGAGGAGAGGTTTATATCAAAAAGATTATTCAAACATTAAAAAATATGGGGATAGAAATATGAAAAAAGTATTTAAAGTAATTACTGCTCCAATCGTTTTAATCTTTAAAACTCTAAACGGAGCAAGAGAGTTTGTTGAAAACAGAATTGCGGATGTCCTTGATAGAGTTCAAGCAAGTGATAGTTTTGATGCAGTTGAGAAAAAAGTTATTAAGGCAGGAATCAAAGCAGGAATAACTTATTTCTGCAATAGCTGTCCTCTTGATGATGAGAAACTTGATGCAATCTCTGAAACAATTGTGGAAAAGGGAATCAATAAAATTAACCCTGCATTATCTAAACAGTTGAGAAAGTAGGTGTGAAATGTGCATGCAATGTTTTGAACGTCTATCAAGATTCTATTACAAAGGCGAAGAGTTTATTACTTGGCAAGACAATGAGTTCTGCCGAGTTGGATTTTCTGATATTCCAATAATTCAAGACAAGAACATCAATAAAAAAGTGATGTCAAAAGAGGAAATCAAGAAAGCTAAGAAAAAACCTTTATTCGTAGTTAATAGAATTAAAGTCTGTTTAATTGATAAAAAGAAAAACAAAACATACACCTTTGTTATCAAAGCAGGGTATGACTACGATGGGGCGAGTATTCCAAGATTCTTATGGAGAATCGTAGGCTCAAAAGAAAGTATTGAATTTAAGATTGCCGCTCTTATTCATGATGTACTTTGTGAAAATCATCACTATGTTGATTATGACAGATATTTTGCTGACAGGGTATTTGAGAAACTTCTTGAGGTTGGAGATGTTGGAGCTTTCCGCAGATGGTTAATGTTTCACTCCGTAGATAATTTTCAGAAGTTTTGCGGATGGAACAAAAAAGAGGAAAGGGAAAATGAGAGATGCCTATAGGAACATGGATAGCCTTGATTGGCTTAGTGCTTACTGTTATTGCCAATATTATCACGATAGTGATTTTCTTGACGAGGCAATCGGACAGTTTAAAATTCTTAGAAAAAACTTTCGAGGAATCAAAGAAAAGTGTTATCAAATCTGTAAGCGATTACAAAGAAAGCATTGCTGCAGAATTTGAAAAATTTAAATTAGACCTGAATGAGAAAATAAAAAGCAATCAAGAACATACAAAAGAACACATTGCACGACTAGAGCAAAAACAAGATAAACACAATAATCTGATTGAGAGGATGGCTATTGTTGAACAATCAACAAAGTCATCGCATCACAGACAGGATGATTTGACCGCACGAGTTGAAACTCTTGAAAGGGGATTGCATGATAATAGATAGATTACACACAGGAATCTCAGAGTTAATACATTCTGATACTGCTATAAAATACAACATCAATAATATGCCTGATATTCAGCATATTGATAATATGCAAAAACTTATTCATTATGTATTGCAGCCTATTCGCTTACACTTCAATAGACCAATTGATATTTCAGGCGGTTATAGGTCAAAAGCCTTGTGGATTAAATTAAGAGAGTTGGGAATGAATCCATCTCCAACCTCAATGCACCTAGATGGCAAAGCTGCAGACTTTACAATCAGGGGAGTAAATTCAAAAGAGGTTTTCAATTGGATTAAAGACTCAGGAATTGAATTTGATGAGTTGATATATGAATACAGTTCTACTGGAGCAGTATGGATTCATATAGCATATAATCATGGGAAAAACAGAAACAAAGTTATAGACAATTATAAAGGATATTAGCCCTCGTGTTTTTAGTTATTTCTACATACCGCTGAGTAAAGCGGTATTTTTTTATGCTATAATACATGTATATAATAATATTATTACAATTATAAACAACTATATAAAACTCTAAAAAAGATTTTTTCTTTTTTAGAGATTTTTGTTACAAAGTGCGGTAAAAAGTGCGGTAAAAATAAAAATTGTAAAATAAAAAGAGTTTTAGAAATATATCTAAAACCCTTACAAAAAGAAAAGTTTGCTGATTTGAGCAATCGGCAAACATTAAATAAACACGAGGATATTAAGAGAGAGAGTATAAAAAGAAACTTTTTTCTTAATGATTAGCTTATTTACTTTTCATTATTCAATTTTTAATTCCCTTAATTTGAAAACTATTCAAATCGTACTTACATATATATAAAGTCATTCTGTAAGAATAAATTGCCTTTTTTCTTCAAGTTTATTAAGATTTGTTAAGATAACTTTAAAAATAAAAAGTAGCTTGAAAAAGTATTATGTTGCTGATATAGTATAACAAGAGGGGCAGAAAGATTGTTTCCTCAAGAGAAATAAGCGCTCGTAGCCCAGTTGGATAGAGCGTTTGGCTACGAACCAAAAGGTCGGGGGTTCGAATCCCTCCGAGCGCGAATAAAAAAAGAGTCCCTAGGGCTCTTTTTTTATGCCCCTTTCCGCCATTCTATCCAACAAAGAAACTACGTTGTTATTTTTTTTGTTGCTCACATTTTGCTCACATTTTTTGTATTTTTTTGATCCGTTTTGGTCGGAAGTAATATTGTTAAACTGTCATGCTGAACTTGTTTCAGCATCTTACCAATTGGGCGTGCTCACTACATTCTGACAAGACCCTGAAATAAATTCAGGGTGACAATGAGGTCGGAAGTTTACAATTTCAAACTGGACGAAAACGGACTTTTAATGGACTTTGTTTTCCAATTTTCCTCCCCAAAGGGGGAGGTTAGGTGGGGGTAAGATTAAAAGATTAGCACCCCTCCTGTCTTTCAGACATCCTCCCCCTCTGGGGAGGAATACTAAAAAGTCGGGTTAAACCCGACTTTTTAATTTTAATATAATTTGCTAAATTTTATCTAAAATTTTCTCTAATAAATTTTGAAAGGTTTTCTGTACTTTCAATGATTATACTCATAATATTAAAAGAATGTCTATCTTGAAAAGGTAAATTTTCTTCAATTTCTTGCATAGATTTGCTCATAGGACCAAGAAATTCATCTCTACCATCATATTTTACATAAGGTACTGTACCAAAATCAGATGTTACTAGAATAGCTTCTTTTATTTTTTTAGAATTTTCAAGTTTTTTTATTCCGGCTAAATATTTGTTTGCAATATCAATTTTAATCGAATCTTTTGAAGCCAAAAATTTTTCAGCTAACGCATCAGCAGATTTTTTTCCTAAAGTATTTGGGATGTGTGCTTTAAAATTAGAAGTTTGTACATTGTTGTTTACTTGCATATTATGTCCTTTCTTGTTTGCTTTAATAACAATAAACCCTCTAAAAATATTTTTTGCTACAATAGCCCCCATTACTTAATAATTTGTAACATTTCCATAAATTCTACGGACATACTCTTTAATCAGTATTATCAAATCATATTCATATAATTTTAAATCCGAAAAATATACAAGATTATCAAAAAATAATTACATCTATAAAATACTATTTTTCGAGAAATTATTAGGTTGGGGTTTCCACCCCAACCTACGATTTTGTCTTTTTGAATATTGAATTAAATAAGGTGGGGATATTTCATTTTTACTACTCTACATAACTTGGGAATTTACTAATTGGGAGTAATAACATTATAATAGAATAAAAAATGAATATACTTATTTTCTTATTCCAAACATCCTTTTAAAATACGCAGAAACCTTTTCACCAAAAGTATTGTACGAATACAGATAATAGCCTTTATACTCTTCAAACTTTGTTAAATGTTCATTTAGCTTATGTGCACCTTCTTGTACCGTAGAATTTATGCTTACACCTTTACTTGGTGAAAAATATGTAAAACTTGAAGTATGATGAAAAATTTTAGGGTCTTTTAATAAGTTAAAGCTACTTGAAAAAAACAATTTGGGATTAATTGTTTTTTTAGAAACTCTACCGCTAATTTCTACATCATAGGTTGACTTTGCAATTCTTTCTCTTGCTGTTGTTCCGGAAACGGGATGGTCTAAAATTTTATTAGCATACTCAAGCATTGGTTTTGTTAATCTCTTATTCAATTTAATATTGCCTTTAAAAGAACTTTCTTGAATATTATCTATCTTCATAGCCCCCTCCAATAGATTAATGACCTATTCTACAATCGAAAACGAATAAACAATCTCACGATTGTATTCTTCTCCCACACGTAGAATACCTTTTTCTTCAAACGCTTCAGTGTTTATTGCATTCGGATAGAACTGGGGCTCAATACATAATCCGGAGCGTTTTTCATACTTCAAACCGTCTTTACCCAGTGGTTGAGAAGATTTACCCAAATTATTCGAAGTATAAAACTGGAATCCGGGAAGATTTGTCAAAACCCTCAACTCTACTCCTGAGTTTTCTGATTTAACCTTTGCTACTTCAATAAGAGTTTTTCCGTCATAACCATCCACACAATAATTTTGGTCAAACCCTTTCGCTATTTTAATTTGCTCATTATCAGAGTTTATCACATCACTCAATTTCGTAGGCTCTGAAAAGTCAAACGGGGTATCCTTTACCTCTAAAAACTCTCCGGTCGGGACTGCAATTTCATCGACCTCTGTAATCTTTTCCGAATTTGGCAAGGTTACAATATGGTTTAACACAGCTCCCTCTTTAGCATTCTGCACCCCATCAAGATTAAAATAAGTATGATTTGTCATATTAATCAACGTATCTTTGTCCGTTGTCGCAAAATACTTAATGTGCAAATTATCGTTATTATCAAACTTGTAAATAACCTTCGCTAAAACATTTCCGGGGTAACCATTTTCCATATCCTCTTTCAAATACGAAAATTCTACTCCATCTTTTAGCACCTTTGCTTTCCAATTTTTGACATCAAACCCGTCTGAACCACCGTGAGAATGAGTTTTACCATTATCCTTGTTACATTCCAATTGAAACTCTTTGTCATTTATAACAAACTTGCCCCCTGCTATTTTATTTGCACAAGGTCCTATTGTACCTCCAGCATGCCCAACAGGAAATTCCTCATAAGGTGTAACAGAATTGTATCCCTGAGTCACATCTATCAATTTACCATTCTTATCAGGAACTTTTATTCCGGTGATTGTCGCTCCAAACGTTGACAAACTGACACTTGCTCCGTTTTTATTGGTTATTGTATAAAGTTGTGCAACGTCTCCGGTCTTTTTAATTTTGCCGAAACTTTTCTTCTCAATACTAATACCATCATAATTTGCATCAACACTCTTTACAAAAGTATCTTTTACAGGTTGATATTGCGCTACAAAATGACGGTTTACAATCTGTGGCTGAGGCTTATTAAATATATGAGGATTAAAATCTATCGGCATAATTAAACCTTTCTAAGGATTCAACCAAGAGCATTCTTGACATGCATTGTGAGGATTAATTGCATGCCTGTCTTTTACTATAGATTTGGCTAATGTTTCCTCTTGCTTTGCTGCAATTTCCCATCTTAAATACTTTGCTGCTTCCTTTGCATCGTCGCCGTAAGAGGTTATACAAACCGCCTCAAAAGGTTTTTTAAAGATGTTTTTAACCCTCTCTACTAATGTTTTTGGAGTCTCAAATACTTTTTCAATATAAAGCATTGCGTAACTACGACCCTTTTCACACATAGGAATTTTATCCGTAGCAAAATTTACATAAACATCGTTCTTTTTGCAATACGCTTGCAAAGCTTTTGACTCACTAAATGCTCTTTCTACTAAATCAGCCTGTGTATTCTTAGGAAGCCACTGACCTTTGTATCTAATACCCTTAATCGCTTGAAAAGACTGATTGTTTACGTTTTTTACTTCCATACTTTCTCCTTTATTCAAATAATATACTTAAATCTTAACACAAGAATTATAAATTCTCTTGGTCAACCATAACCACATTATCTACATATTTTGCTTTTTCATAAATCTGTGGCTGCTCCTGCATTTTTTGAGCACGCTTTAATACAAAATACGGATCAACAAATCTGCCATCTCGTTCAAAACGCTCAACAACATTTTGCATAGCTTTTTCTTTGGATACTTCAATGTGCCGAACCTCAACAGTATAGCCCAAATTTTTTGCAGGAATTGCAATTCTTTTAACAAAATCACTCAACCCTGTTGTTGGCATAACTACATTTTTGCCACTAATCAACGCCGTCGGTAGAATTGAACCATGTAACAACAACTTTGAAACCTCATGTAACGTATTCAACCGTTTTCCACTCGTTTCATAACTCGGGAACTCTTTTTTTATCAAATCCACATCCGCTACATAATAATTTTCAGAATAATTTTCTGAAATATAATGACTCTTTCCAGCCCCTGATAAACCTGTTATAAAAACCAACTTCTGCTCCGCCGGAACTTTTTTTATTTTTTCAATTTCTTGGCTTAAAACCCTTTTTTTATTTTGTAAAAACTCCTCTGAGTCATATTGACAAGATGTAGCATTCATTG